TCCACTCTGAGGGACCGTCGATGATCCAGCCTGTTTCACCCCCTAGGTTCCGGGCGGAGAAATCCTCTGCGCGCGCTGTGCCGAAGAAGGCTGTCACCTCGGCTTCGGCTTGTGCGCTTCCCTGCACGTCTCCCCATCCTGGAGCCGACGAACTGGTGATCCTGCCGCGCCATGGCAATACAGCTTGCTCTGCGCCACCCCAAGGATCAGGCAACCCGTTGCCTTTCATCTGATCCATCAGAATGAAGGGGTAGAATGTTACATCTAGGCCTGTGTCGTTCATCGTTTGGATAGCTTCGATTACGGAAGTATCGCTCGGCGTGCCACCATACACCGGCCGCCCTTCCAACTCGGGAACCTTTTGGGCGTTTTTACGCATAAGACCAGATACGTGCCAAGCTTGCCTTTCTCCGTCGAACTCTGTCTGCTCTACCTTAGGACGAATACGACAGAGTCCGCAGCGCAGGTCATCCCCGAACCAAGACGCGACGAGCGATGTCGATTTCAGGTTCGGAAGTTCCCCCCGCACTTGATCTAGAGCGACGCGGAAATCGGCTTCTCCCTCTACATTGTTCACATTGGCTGTTTCACGAGTATCGTCGTAATCGTAGTAGACGGCCGTCGTTGCGAGCGCGTACTCGCCGCTACCGGGGACCAGGGCTACGCCCTGCACGAGATCAGCGGCCGGCGGCACCTCCCCTTCGGCTCGCGCCGCGCAGACTACCTCGAAAGAGAACTGCGGGATCCGATTTCCAAAAGGTGTTATATTTAGGTCTTCGAACACGACGTAGGCGGTTCCCCGAAAGGCAGGCGCCGCTCCATCCACGGCCTCAATCAAGGCGTCGGGCAGTTGGTCCTCCGCCCCAAGGTGGATTCGCATGTTAAGCGAGGACTTTGCTACCTCCCGTCCATCAGCCCAGACCCGACGGATGCACCGAATTGGGCCTTGGCAAAGCGCCAAGGCGAATGACACGCTATAGGTGTGGTTCACAGTTGTAGTTGCCGATGCGGATGTACGCCCCTTACCCCCGCCGCCTTGAGCTTGTGTACTTCGATGCTCCTTGAACCGCGTCGCCCATATCACATGACCGCCGATCCGCATCGCACCTACGACTTTGGGGAGAGTTGCACCTTCAGACGCCCCTGTAAGGTGGAGGCGGTCAATCCGCCCATGTTCAACGGCCTCGGAGCCGGCTCCAAGAATCTTTTGATCAATTGATCGACCAATCAGCGATCCAGCCGCACGCCCGAATGCCGCCCCGCCGAGCCCGAGAGCCGACCCACCAAAGCTACCGCCGATCATGCTGCCAGCAGCTCCCAAGACGATCGTCGCCATGGTTCAGTCCTCCTGGTCTATTGGAAAAGCGAAGCGCGCTACAATTCGCCGCCGCCATGGCTCCGAGAGCGAGGTCTCGACGACTCCGCATCCGACATAGGCATGCACGAACGTCGGTCCGGACCCGTTTCGACTAAGAATGCCAAGATGCTTTGCCACACACCCATCGCGCATTCGGAACAGGGCGACTTGCCCAATCTCACTTGCGGCGATCGTGGGTATTGGGATCAGCCACCGCTCTGCCGCCCGCCACAAACCCTCATCACGCTGCGGTTCATTCCAGTCAACTGAGTATGGAGGAATGGTTTCCGGCTCAATGCCGATCACCTCTCGCCAGACGCCACGTATCAGTCCGAGGCAATCCGTTCCCGCTCCCCGCACTGCGGCCTGATGCATATAGGGTGTCCCGATCCAGGTCCTTGCTACGTTGATTACCCGGTTCATCTACGGCCTCCATCATTGCGCCCATTTTGAACCGGATAGGCCGTCAGCCAATCGTCTCCGGGGATATCCGCGAACCCACGAAAGTTCAGGAGGTTGCCGAACTTGGTCGCGCACGTACTCCGTAGCTTATCGCAACCAGCTTCCAGGCGTACGCGATCCCCCGGAACCAGCGGAGCCCGCAAGCTTGTCCACAACTCGATTAGACGTCCCCCCTCCCTAACGCGATCCACTTTCACCCGCTCCTGCAATCCGGCGGCTTCACCGCTCAATACAAGAAGCCGTCCCCGTTCAAACCAGCGGGGAACATAACGTTCCAAGCTCTCAATCGTCAGAATTACATCGTCATCGACTGTTAGGATTTCCGCTTCCGCGACAAAGGCTGGGCCCATCGCCACGCCACACCGTGCATCGCCGAGGATAGCATCGCACCTCGCCTGCAGGACGCGTCCCGAAGGAACATTTAGATCCTCGGCAAGGCCCCGCAGGTCGGCTTCAAAGCGTCCGTTGCCCCAATTAATCTCGCCGAGCGAACCCCTGAAGGTCAACTCGCGTGTTTCAGGGTCCGCCCAGTTCACCAGCCAGATGTCCACCCGCGCCGTATCCCAGCGGCCCGCCTTGATATCTTCATCCCCGATTCCCTCATGGGAAAGCGCGCCTGAGGCCCCGAAGCTGTCTACTGATAGGCCCGTCGAACGGACGAGTGCACCTGCGTTCAAACCCGATGACGGCGCACACTGGACGCCGTCGATAATTAGCATTTCATCGTGATCTGTGAACCCCAGCACGACGCCGTCCTTGCGCCGGAGAACCCAGGCCCGGCACACCGTAGACGCGCCTTGCTCCATATGCGCCTGAAGACGGTTCACAACCGGATCTCCACCACCGGCACATCCGGAATTTCACCCGCCTCGAACCCCGCTAACGACACCATGATGGCATCTGTATCGAATCTGACAGGTACGTCGAAGGCGAAGCCGGCAGTAACCACTACCCCTTCGTCAGGCGGCATCCCGAAGGTCAATTTGCCGGTGGTCGGATCGACCTGCCAACCTTCGGGCTTCTCATCATCGCCTAGGGCGACGCGCACCGATCCCGTCACAGGTTTGCGAATAGGGCGGACATATCCCTCGAACCCCGAGCGGTATTCCTTAGTCAGTTCGAAAGAGATCGTCTCGCCGTCCCCCGTTCCAATCACCTGATCGAACGCACTTGGCGTTTCCGACGGTCGGCAGGATTTGAAGTCGGCCCAGTCTTTCCATCGAAAGCCGTGAAGCCGACCGCGCCGGGCTTCAAAGAACGCCACCACCTCATGCACGTCGTCAATCGAACGGAGGGACACTCCGGCGTCATATCGCCTGCGCGAATGAGCCCAAGGCGTGTTCCGCTCCTCGTGGCCCGATGCCAATTCGACCACTTCCGTAAGTCGCTCGGGTCCGCCCACCGATCCGAGCGACAGGCGTTCGGGAAACCTGATCTCGTGAAACGACATGTGCCTTGCTCCCTCAATGATTGCGCGATCCGCGCGCCAACGCCCGCTGCATTTCGGCCGCCACTTGGCTGCGCGACTTGCGGAATCCCGCAACGTCCTGCGTTTGAATGTTCATGGTAACGTGGACGTTGCCCCTCCCGCCGCCAGGCGCGGCCACGCCGAGCTTGCCATCAGGACCCCTTCGCAGGGGCATGATTGCCTCAGGCCCCGCCTCGCCCATCAAGCCGGTCGCGCCGCGCATGGGAAACGTCACAGGCCCGGATACCACGCCGCCCGTAGCAAACGGCATCACCCTGCCCTGGGCGAAAGGCGCTCCGTCGGCAAAGGGCAAAACCGCTTGCAATCCATTCGAAAGAAGTCCACCCACCGCGCCCGTGACGGGCTTCATCGCTGCATTGTAGGCCGAGTTCACCATCGACGAGGCTAGCCGGGACAGCGAGTCTGATAGCTTCATTCCGTCAAGGGCGACCCCATCGAATGCGCGCTTGAGCGAGCCCCCGAATGAGCGTGAGAGACCCTCGATCCCGCCCGACGTCCTCAGCACCTGTCCCTCCAGCGCGCCCAACTCGCGCGTGAACTGCGACACGAGCGCTTCGCTTTCGCCAAATCGCGCCTCCAACGCGTCTAGGCTCTGCTCGAATCCATCATCATCCATTGCTCTTCTCCGTCTTGTCCGGGAACCGGGCGGCCAGCGCCTCCAGCCCCGCCCGGTCCATGGGGGCCCGCCCGCCCTCCTGGCCAAGCAGAAAGGCCAGCTCCGCAGGCGTCAGTCGCCAGAACTCCTCGGGCCGCAACCCGAGGCTCCGCATTCCCGCCGCCATCAATGCGGGCCAGTCAAAGCCAACCGTCATGGCCGGACCGGCATGGCGAAAGCTCGACCCAGCAGAAGCGCTGCAACCCGCGCCGCTTCCACCGGGCCTCCATCGATCTCGGCATTGGCGAGATCGCCGATAGACCCCATCCAGCCGCCGCCTCGCAGGCCGGACACCAACACCGCGATCACGTCGCGCGCGCGAAAGCCTCCGGTCTCGAACCGCTCGACAAGCGCCACCAAGCTGTCGGCCTCGAGCGCCGCCTCGAGTTCGGCCAGGGCCCCGAGCGTCAGCCGGCAGACACGTCGCTCGCCGGCAATGCCCAGCACGGCCTCCCCGGCCCACGGATTCCCGCCCATCAGACCGGTGCGAAGCTCAAGGCGCCCGCCGATGCCAACGCGATCTCGTAGGTTGCCTCACCGTCATGCGTGCCCGCATATTCCAGCGATGTGATCTGGAACGGCCCCTGTACGACGCCAAAATCGGGCACGATCACTTGGCAATTCGGCACCTCGCCATCGAAAAAGAGCTGCCGTGCCCGTGCATCCGTCTCCGCGTCGCGAAACACCCCCGAGCCCGAAATCTGCGCCGACTTCACACCCGAGCCCAAAAGCTCGCGCCATCCGCCTGCGCTCGCGGTTGAGGTTACATCCAGAGACCCGGCATTGAACGAGAGCCGGCTCGCTCGAAGCCCGGCCAGCGTCACGAACATGCCCGTTCCATCCATGTCGACCTTCACCAGAAGGTCCCTGCCTGCCTGAACACCCATCACGCCATCCCTTCTTTTGCTTCATCAACTCGCGCACGGAACCACAGGTCGATCCTGCGCGTGCCCTCGCCCTCGTCCCGCCGCGCCTTCGCCTTGAGGAACCGCAACGACACCATCCGGCCCCGCGTCATGGGAAGCGGTGCTTCCAATACCTCAGAAACTCGCACGGCCGCGCGCTTGGCCGCCACGAACCCGTCGCCGGCCGTCACCACGCTGACGCGGAGGTCGTGCACCGCGCCGGAGCCGCTCACGTCGCTGCGCCCCCGGACATCCTCTGGGCCGAGGGCCACGAACAGGTCCGGCGCCGCCCGTGGCACCGCATCGAACACCCCACCCACAAGCGCGTCCAGAACGGCATCCGCCGACAGCGCCCCATAGACCGCCATCTGCAGGCTTTCGCCCATCGCATAGGTCATGCGGACACCTCCTCGGCGGCGAGCACGACCAAAGTGCGCCCTTCCCCCTCATGCACCGCGGACACACCGTAAACACGCAAACCATCGCGCAGCCGGTCGCCCCGGCGAACCCGAACCGGATGGCCCTCCGGCACCTCCGCCGTTGTAATCCGAAGCCGGAGGCGCGGCGTCTCGCCAAACTCGGTGTCCCGCA